AGGTAGATACTATCTCGTGCATTTTAAAGAACTGTTTGCACTTGATGGCAAACACGCCAATCTTACGGTAAATGATGTTCAGCGTCGTAACCGTATTGCTCAGTTGATTGCAGATTGGGGTCTTGTAGAAATCGTTGATGTTTCTAAGATTTCTGACATTGCACCACTCAATCAGATCAAAGTTCTTTCTTATAAGGACAAAGCAGATTGGATTTTGGAGACCAAGTATAATATTGGTGCCAAAAAGAAAAGAGTGGAAGAGGAAACCGAATAAGAAAGTGGGGAGAACAACACTCCCCATTTTTTATGTTCTCCAATATATAATAGTAATGTTGCCTTCGGGGACATTATTAACTTACAGACGCTCAAGGAGGTCTATTATGTTTGGAACAAGTTCGCTTACACTCTCAGTGCCAGAAACTGCAAAGTATCTGATGGAGATTCAAAGAAATAGTATTGGATTAGATGAATGGTTTAAAAGGTTTGATACTGCGTATGAATCGCATACTAACTATCCACCATATAATCTAGTTAAGGAAAGTAGTATTGATTTTAGATTAGAAATTGCACTTGCAGGATATAAAAAGGAAGATATTGAAGTCACTACAGAATGGAATAAACTCTTTGTAGAAGCAAAGAAATCTGGTAATTCTGAGGATGAATATTTACATAAAGGATTAGCAAAGAGAGCATTTATTCGTAGCTGGACGCTTTCTGATGATGTTGAAGTTTGTGATACTTTATTTGTTGATGGTCTTCTAACTATTAAAATTAAAAGAGTGATTCCAGAGCATCAGAAAAAGAAAGTATATGAACTTAAATAAATATTAGTGGGCTACTCACAACTATTGTTGCCGCAAGGGGAGCAACTGGCAAAATCCAGTTGACACTCCCCCATTTTTTTGCTATAATAACTTGAGAGGGAAATTAAAAAATGTCAATTAAATTAGCACTATTAAAATCTGGTGAAACTGTTATTTCTGAAATGAAGGAATTAGTTTCTGAAGATACAGAACAAAAAAGAACATATGGTTATCTTTTTAGTAATCCTAAAAAAGTAATTTATGCCACTCCTATGCTTCTAACGGAAGAAGAGGATAGGTTTGGAAAATCGGTTGAGGTTTCATTTTCTCCATGGATTCTCTTATCTAAAGATACTGAGATTTTAGTTCCTGTGGATTGGGTTGTAACTTTGGTTGAACCGATTGATTCTCTAAAAGAAACTTACGAAAAGGAGTTAAATGGAAGCACGAATTGATTGTTTAGTTCTTAAAGATAATACTGTCTTAATTTCTCAAGTAGTGGAAGTTGATGCAGAACTTGGTGATCCTGATTGGAAGTTAATTCAACCATTTGAAATTAAAAAACATATTGATTCAGATTATAGTTTAATTCGGTGGATGTCTGATTTTACTGACCAAACTACATTCTTGATTAATTCGGAGAATATTCTTACAGTTATTAATCCAAAAAAAGAATATCTTAAAAGTTATGTTGATCTAATTTCCTAATGCGCTTTTATACAAACGTCCAAATGGTCGGGGATCACTTCTTGGTCCGTGGTTATGAAAATGGTAAGCATTTCATGACTCGTGAGAAGTTTTACCCGACTCTTTTTGTCCCCTCAAAAAAGAATACTGAGTATCAAACACTGAATGGTGAATATGTTGAAGCAGTTCAACCAGGAACTGTAAGAGAATGTAGGGAATTTATTAAGAAGTATAATGGTGTAGAGGGATTTTCAATTCACGGAAATGACCGATACATTTATCAATATATTTCTGAGATTTATCCTGAAGATGAACTCAAGTTTGATATTAGTAAAATTAAAGTTACAACAATTGATATTGAGGTTGCATCTGAGAATGGATTCCCTGATGTAGAAAGTGCTGCAGAGGAAGTGCTGCTTATTTCAATTCAAGATTATAATACGAAACAGATTCGTACTTGGGGTCTTGGTAAATTTAATAATCAACAGAGTAATGTAAGTTATCGTGCTTTTTCAAATGAGTATGATTTGTTGAACGACTTTATTAGTTGGTGGATGATTGAGGAAAATACTCCAGAAGTCATTACTGGTTGGAATAGCGAACTGTATGATATTCCATATTTGGTTCGTCGTATAGATCGTATTCTTGGCGAAAAACTGATGAAGCGAATGTCTCCTTGGGGACTTGTAACTGAAAGTGAGAAATTTATTTCTGGACGCAAACATATCTCTTATGATATTGGTGGAGTAAGTCAACTTGATTATCTGAATCTTTATAAGAAATTTACTTATAAGGCACAGGAATCTTATCGTCTTGATCACATTGCAAGTGTAGAACTGGGACAGCAGAAGTTGGATCACAGTGAGTTTGATACGTTCAAAGACTTCTACACTAAAGGTTGGCAAAAATTTGTAGAATACAACATCAAGGACGTTGAACTTGTTGACCGTATGGAAGACAAGATGAAACTGATTGAACTGGCGCTGACAATGGCATATGACGCGAAGGCAAACTATGCTGATGTATTCTCTCAGGTTCGTATGTGGGATACGATTATCTACAACTATCTGAAAAAGAGGAATATTGTGATTCCTCCAAATGTGAGGTCTGATAAAGATTCTAAGTATGCTGGTGCATATGTAAAGGAACCAATTCCTGGTGTGTATGATTGGGTGGTTAATTTTGACCTTAACTCACTGTATCCTCACCTGATTATGCAATACAACATTTCACCAGAAACTCTGGTGGAACAAAGGCATCCTTCCGTAACTGTGGATAAGATTCTGAATCAAGAAATTGATTTTGAACCTTATAAGGAGTATGCGGTTTGTGCAAATGGTGCAATGTATCGTAAAGATGTTCGTGGATTTCTTCCTGAACTGATGGAAAAAATCTATAAGGATCGCACCATCTATAAGAAGAAAATGATTGAGGCAAAGCAACAATATGAGAAAAAGAAAACCAAAGCATTGGAAAAGGAGATTGCAAGATGTAATAACATCCAAATGGCAAGGAAGATTCAACTTAATAGTGCTTATGGTGCTATTGGCAATCAGTACTTCCGTTATTTTAAACTAGCAAATGCTGAGGCAATCACTCTCTCTGGGCAAGTTTCAATTCGTTGGATTGAAGAAAAAATTAATAACTACTTAAACAAAATTCTTAAAACTGGGGATATTGATTATGTTATTGCTTCAGATACTGATTCTATCTACCTTAATATGGGTCCTTTGGTGGAGACTGTATACAAGGGAAGAGAAAAAACTACTGAGAGCGTTGTGTCGTTCCTTGATAAGATCGCTCAGGTGGAACTTGAAAAATATATTGAAGGTTGCTACCAAGAACTGGCGGACTATGTGAATGCCTACGACCAGAAGATGCAGATGAAACGGGAGAATATTGCTGATCGTGGAATCTGGACTGCCAAGAAGCGTTATATTCTCAATGTCTGGGATAGTGAAGGTGTTCGTTATGATCAACCTAAACTGAAGATGATGGGTATTGAGGCAGTTAAATCTTCTACTCCTGCTCCTTGTCGTCAGATGATTAAGGATGGGTTAAAACTGATGATGAGTGGGACTGAAGAACAGGTGATTAAATTTATTGATAAGTGCCGTTCTGATTTTAGAAAACTTCCACCAGAACAGATTGCATTTCCCCGTACAGCATCTGATGTTCGAAAATATCATTCTTCTGCAAGCATTTATGCCTCAAAAACTCCAATTCATATTCGTGGAGCACTTCTTTTCAATCACTACATTAAGGATAAAAATCTTACCAATAAATATTCACTTATTGGTAATGGTGAGAAGATTAAGTTCATCTATCTTAAAAAACCAAATATTATTCAAGAAAATATTATTTCTTTTATTCAAGACTTTCCCACAGAACTGGGTCTTGACAAATATATCGATTATGAACTACAATTTGAAAAGAGTTTTCTTGAACCACTTAAATCCATTCTTGATGCAATTGGATGGAAAACAGAACAAACAACAACCTTGGAGTCATTTTTTACCTGATGGAACTGCCTATTAACGAAAAGGAATTGAATACTTTTATTAGTGCGATGAGATTGGGTGGAGATGTTGCACTATACCAAAAACTTTGGACATATAAAATGAATTATCTCAATAAAGAAAAAATGGAGAATAAGTAATTATGGATTTTCTTAAAGACATTGTAAAAGAGATTGGTGGAGAATATACACAACTGGCATCAGACATTGACGAAACTGAAACTTATGTGGACACGGGTTCGTACATATTCAATGCTCTTGTATCTGGGAGTATCTTTGGTGGTGTATCTGGTAATAAAATCACTGCAATTGCAGGTGAAAGTTCTACAGGAAAAACTTTCTTTAGTTTGGCAGTGGTCAAAAATTTTCTTGATAATAATCCTACTGGATACTGCTTGTATTTTGATACTGAAGCTGCAATCACCAGATCCTTATTGGAAAGCAGAGGCATTGACACAACTAGAGTCGTGGTGGTCAATGTTGTTACAGTTGAAGAGTTTCGTGGTACGGCACTGAAGGCAGTTGATATGTATATGAAGAAACCAGAAAGCGAACGTAATCCTTGTATGTTCGTTTTGGATTCTTTGGGAATGCTTTCTACAAGTAAAGAGATTAGTGATGCTCTGAATGATAAAGAAGTGAGGGACATGACCAAATCCCAACTCATTAAAGGTGCATTCAGAATGCTTACTTTGAAACTAGGTCAGGCAAAAATTCCAATGATTGTAACTAATCATACCTACGATGTTATTGGTGCTTATGTTCCTACCAAAGAGATGGGAGGTGGTAGTGGTCTTAAGTATGCTGCTTCTACCATTATTCATCTCTCAAAGAAAAAAGAAAAGGACGGAACAGAAGTTATTGGAAACATTATCAAGGCAAAGACTGCTAAGTCGCGTCTAAGTAAAGAAAATCAGGATGTTGAAATCCGATTGTTCTATGATGAGCGTGGTTTGGATAGGTATTATGGTTTGCTTGAACTGGGCGAACTTGGTGGTATGTGGAAAAATGTTGCAGGACGCTATGAGATTGATGGTAAGAAAATTTATGCCAAACAGATTCTCAAAGAACCTGAAGTGTATTTTACTGAAGAAGTAATGCAAAAACTTGATACAATTGCAAAACGTGAATTCTCCTATGGAACGACTTGAACATACGATTCTCCGAAATCTTGTCTATAATGAAGACTACTCTAGAAAAGTTATACCTTTTATACAACCCGAATATTTTGAGCAAAGGTCTGAGAAAGTAATCTTTGAGGAAATTGTTCATTTTATTGTCAAGTATAATTCTGCAATTACTAAGGAAGCACTTGGTATTGAAATTGAGAATCGGGTTGATTTAACCGAGACTGATATTAAAGATATTCGTGAAATATGCGAAACTCTGAATGATTCTGTAGTGGAAAAGCAATGGATGCTAGATACTACTGAGAAGTGGTGTCGTGACCGAGCAATTTATCTTGCTCTGATGGAATCAATTCATATTGCTGATGGTAATGATGGAAAGAAGAATCGGGATGCAATTCCCAGCATTCTTTCTGATGCCCTAGCAGTATCTTTTGATAATAACATCGGTCACGACTATCTTCAAAATTATGAGGGACGTTATGAGTTCTATCACCGAAAAGAAGATAAGATTGAGTTTGATCTGGAATATTTCAACAAAATCACAAAAGATGGTCTCCCTAATAAGACTCTCAATATTGCTCTCGCTGGTACGGGAGTCGGGAAATCCCTCTTTATGTGCCACGTTGCTAGTTCCGCGTTGCTACAGGGCAGGAACGTTCTCTACATCACTCTTGAGATGGCGGAAGAGCGAATTGCAGAAAGAATTGATGCAAACCTTCTCAATGTCCCGATTCAGCAATTGGTTGATCTCCCACGTTCAACATTTGAAAACAAAGTAACAAGTCTGTCAAAGAAAACTCAAGGATCTCTTATCATTAAAGAGTATCCAACTGCTTCGGCACACTCAGGACATTTCAAGGCATTGTTAAATGAACTTGCTCTTAAGAAATCATTCCGACCTGATATTATTTTCATTGACTACCTTAATATTTGTGCTTCCTCTAGGCA